ATTTTGACACCTTTCTTACCCATATTGTGTCCTGCCTTGGCAAATACCACATCATCATCCTTATTAAAAGACAATCGCTTGTATGCACCGGGCTTTGACAGCCCAGTTGCATCCATTACCTCTTTAACAGTTACTTCTCTGCCTGATGTGAGTGTCCACACCTTAGGTTGTGTATATTGATTACTCATGACTATTTCTCATAAGCATCAAACACTTCAATCTTATTCAAGACTAAATTGTTAGGGTGCATATCTCTAGCCTCATCCTTTGCAGCCCTAACAGCCTCCTCTTGACTCTTTGCATCTACATATATCCACTGTGTATATGTTACATCAACACAGCAATGGTAAGTCTTATCCATCATATTCTCCTATAATATTGGACACATATACACTGCCCATCTCATCATACATGCCCACATCAGAGCCACGCACATCCATCATGACAGTTTTCTTCCATCCCCTGCCTTGCCTTGGTGAATCCAATAGCTTGGCTCGGACATTCATCCCCATCAAGTCAATAATATACCACTCATCTTTCTTTAGAGTAGTAACATCTATGCTAGGTTTAGCATTTGCTTGTTCCCACATTTCCATAAAACTCATTCGTTCTCCTTAAGTATTTTAATTATATTTTCTAAAATTGGATGCGACATGACCTGTGCTTCACAGAAATCATATATCAAATCCAATACCTCACCATCAGACAATTTCTCATCCATTTACACCTCCTTTTTAATGCGTTTCCACGCTTGCCAAGTAATAGATTGCAGATGCAAGGGTGTCAATCCCAGTGCATCAGCAGTCATTTTATAGCACTTCTCTATAAAAGTATACTTCTTAGGTGTCAATGCCTGCTCTATCTCTGTTGCAGTTCGGCCTATCGCAATTGCAATAGCATGCCTATCCACAGTAACACCAGTGCCATCATCAGGATGTACCATATTCATATAGAATCTCTGTGTTTTCTTACCATTGAGAATCTTAAGAATAGTGTCATCGTTAATACTACTGTGTGCCATACGAATTTTGTCAGCTTTTAGCTTATTGTTTTTCATATGTCCACAATCACCAGTAAGAATAAAATCCACAGTCAATTCCTTATTCTTTTCCCATTCCTTGAGGGGTGAAAGTGCTGATGTTATGCCTAATACCTGCTTAACACTAACATTTATCCTCTTAAAACTCCATAAGAATTTAGAAACATCGACTGCCCACTGATGAGCCTCTCTATACCAGTCATTTTTCTCTGATTCTAGGCTATCAGCGTACACTCTAAGAATATTATTCTTTATCTTAGTTCTTGAGTATTCAAACTCACCAATTTTAATTGTTTGCATAGGCAAACCTCCATTTTAGTTATAAAAATGAGCAGTTTTCAGGACTTCCACCTAGTGTTGCTCAGCACTTGTAAGAAAGCAAGGTAAACTTGCTTAATTTGTTTTCATATATGCATTGCATCCATGATGATTATATGCATATTTGTTAGCTGTTTCAAAATCTACATTGTCTAGCATTGTAATTCCTGAATCATCAGCAACATACCATAGACTCTCTTGGATTTTCTTATCCCAATCATCTATATGTTGGTCAACTAACCATTCTCTCGTTGTGTCATAGTGCATAGGCTCTCCTATATTGTAGTTAAAAATATTGTAATTTGGTGGGGTTATCAGAGATTCATCTTCGAAGTTGGCCGAGTCAAACCTATCCTCTCTGAATTGCTCAGGTACTTGATGGCTGACAGTCATTATCCTACTGCGCCCTCTACATTTCATTGTTAATACCCCTCGTGCCTTGCCTATTATCCTAAACATGCTATCAAGGTGCTGTGTTAGCCACTAAGCCTTACAGTTCAATAAATAAATTACTAGGTGGAATCAGTATTAACTCCCTGCTTGTACCCTCAAACGCATACCCCGTAAAAAGGTGAGCAGTTTAGCTTCGTACTCAGGAAGCGAGAGCAGTTTGGATTCATGCTTAGGAATTCTCATAGTAGCAACGCAACTGCTATATAGCATCAAGGACTCGCCCTATCCCTACAAATGCAAACTTTGGCGAATGCATACTACTGTTAAGTTTGGTTAATGAAACCTAACATATCCAAGCATTTAATTGCTTGGGTTTTTTCTGTATGCACAGAATTTGATTCATGTACTCAATTATCCATACAAAAACCAATAAGTCAAATGGAATGGCTTATCCCATCTCAATTATTAATTTTTAGCAGACAAAAAAAAGCCCTGCATATTTCAGCAGGGCTTTAGTAGTATCACTTAGCATCAACGGGCTTCTTAACTTGCTCTAATGCTTTTAATCTTGCTTTTCTGATTTCTTTATCGAAATCCTTTAAAAGCTCCATAGTGGCATTAAAAGTCGCATCATCTATGACTAATTTTCCATCTTCACCTATTTCAGTATGACTCTCAAAAAATATGCGATTTTTAGACTGGAATTTATTGTCATTATCAGCAGTCAAGTTAATTTTTAAATCGATGTCTGAAACATCTTCAACTATTTCAGCCTTAGATTTGACCTTAGGTTTTGCCATTGCTGACATAACACAAGGCTGCAAAGTGTTGATTTCAACATTTTTCATGGATTGTCTATTTTCCTTTTGAAAAAATGGTTGTGAATCATCCTTTACTAAGTCATTAAAGCACCATTCAATACAGCTTTTTAATGATTTCATGTCATCGATTCGCTTTTCAACTTTCAAGAGATTCATTGCCAGTTCAATCTCATGCAATTTTGCCATACTTGTGCCATCTTCATTGAGTGTTGACAATGCTTTTCTTACCTTGTTACGCATTGTTTTCTTCTTAGTTCCGACAGCCTTTACAGCGTTTACAATTGCAAGCGATTCAGCATTGTCATCTCTCAAAATTGCCTCTTCAATCTCACTCTTGCTAAGTTCTACTACATCTTTTGGTATTAAGTCGTTCATGTTGTTCATGTCGTTATTCTCCATTTATTAAAAGTAAAGAATTACCAACTTAATACTGGCATTCAATACTAGCAATGCCAGTAAAAAATGCAGTAATTCCGAATTGTTAAACTCAAGCATTTAATTGCTTGAAAGCTAGTACCTAATTACTGTCTAAGCCTTAGTAGTGGTTATCCATGCCACTCAAAACAATCTCACTTGGAATAGTTCCTATTATCCACAGAATGACATTGAATGCAACTTTATTTGAAAACCCTTGATTTTAAAGGGATTCCCAAGCATTTAATTGCTTGAGAAAATCCAAGAATTTAAAACTATGTATGAATTCATTATTATGAATAGGTATATATGATTCCATGCATATGTCTCAGTATGTATGAATTTCTATGTATTAATTGCTATGTATGAATACATGTATATGTTTCTCAGCTCTAACTCATGTATATGACTTGGTATGCATGAATTTATTTACATGAATTGCTATGTATGTAATGATGGGTATTAATTCATATATATGTTTGACTCATCCACATGAATTGCTATGTATGTATTCATATAGATGACTGGGTCAAAGGTATGCATGAATTCATATATATGTTTATCCCCGAAAGACCGAGCCTACCCCACCCTTTTTGTACAAAGTCCATCCCGGGAAACCCACCTCCATGTAAAATTTTTATTTTTTCAAAGTAGACCCCGCATTTCGGCACAGGAATTTCGGCATAGGTAAATATTATTAGGGTACTATACTTCATATGGTATAATATTGTTTTATTTTTAAAGAAAACGCCTAGGTATGACCTAGACTACTAGTGAAGTATACTATATAATAATATATATAATAGACAATCACTAGCATATTCTAGGATATACTTAAAACAATATTTAAATTCTGGTATAATACTAGCTTATGGCAAACAAAGGTACAATTTCTGTAGATTCCGAAGAGGAAATTAGAGAAATAGAAAAAGAATTAGAAGAAGAACTACGTTATGCAGTAGCTTCAGCCAAAGGAATAGTTCCTGCTGATGCTGTATTGAAGATTGAGCGTAAAAAAGGCAGACCAACTGGTGGACTAAGTAAAGAATCTAAGGCAGCAGGTGGTAAAAAGTCTAGAATCAAGCGTGGACAGACGTATAAACCTACGGATGACGATTATTCTAAGGTAGAGGAGATGGTATGTATAGGATTAGACCAACATACCATAGCTAAAATCATGGGTATTTCTAATGCCACCCTAAATAAATACTATTCACACAACTTAACTGTAGGTAAAGAGAAGCGCACCGCAAGAGTTGCAGGTGTTGCATACGAAATGGCAGTCAGTGGTGAATCTCCTAGCATGACTACGTTTTGGTTAAAGACTCAGGCCGGATGGTCTCCGAAACACCACGTTGTTGTAGAGGATAGACAGTTTGATATACAATGGGCTAGCGATGAAGCTGACATTGCAGATGCAAATCAAATATTAAGGAATAAGGAAGGCAAAGTACACTAGTATTTATGCAAGAGGAGAGGAAATCTATTGTAATTCCCTATACACCTAGGGATTTACAGAAACACTTACATACTAATCTAGATAGATTTAATGTAGTTGTATGTCACAGAAGGTTTGGTAAGACTGTATTTGCAATTAATCAGTTAATCAAGAGTGCTGTAGAAGACATACAAGCCGGCAAAAGACAGCCACGCTATGCATACATAGCACCATTGTTTAAGCAGGCAAAGACAGTAGCATGGGATGAATTAAAAAGATTGTGTGCTGTATTTCCCGAAGTAAAGTTTAATGAGGCAGAACTAAGAGCCGACTTTATGGGAGCGAGGATACAGTTATACGGTGCAGATAATTATGACACTCTCAGGGGAATTTATTTAGACGGGGTCGTGCTTGATGAGTACGCTCAGATGAATCCTAAGATGTTCTCTGAAGTTATAAGGCCGGCACTAAGCGATAGAAAGGGGTATGCAATATTTATTGGTACACCTAAAGGAAAGAACGAATTTTATGACATATACCACTCTGCCCCAGAGAAGAAGGGATGGGCCAGATTTCTGTACAAGGCGAGTGAAACCGGGATATTAGATGATGAAGAACTGGAACTGGCTAAGCAAGACATGGCAGAAACTGAATACCAACAAGAGTACGAGTGTTCTTGGTCGGCTGCTCTTAGAGGTGCGTATTATGCGCCTCAGATTGAAACTGCTTATGAAGAAGACAGAGTGGGGAAAGTCCCTTATGACCCGTCTAAACAAGTAGTAACAGCTTGGGACTTAGGGGTAAGCGATGCAACCTCAATTTGGTTCTGCCAGTTTGTAGGTAAAGCAGTACATATTATAGATTATTTTGAAGGTTCAAACGAAGGACTACCATACTATATAGATGTACTTAAACAAAAAGGCTACCAATATGGTGCACATATAGCACCACACGACATAGTAGTTAGAGAATTTTCTACTGGTAAGTCAAGACGAGACCTAGCATTTGACCTAGGCATTGACTTTCAAGTAGCACCAAAGTTAAAAGTAATGGATGGTATTGACACTACCAGAACTTTTTTAAACAAGTGTTGGTTTGACGAAGAGAAAACCAAGAAAGGATTAGAAGCATTGCTACAGTATAGAAGTAGTTATGATGACAAGAAAAAGATTTGGTCTCAAAGACCAGTCCACGATTGGACATCACATGCTAGCGATGCATTTAGGTACTTGTGTGTAACAGATGTAGTATTCACAGGTAACGACAGTGTCTGGGGACAGAAGATGCCTGAGACAGATTTGAGTTGGATAGTATAAGGAGAAGGTATGAATCCAAAGTGGCTAGAAAATAAAATATTAGAAATATTGCAAGAGGTTCAAGACATCAAGCATATTATGAAAGCTGTTAACATGTCACAACCACCGGCAAAACCGGCACAAGAGCCTGCAAATAAAGGTAAATAGTATATGGCAAAAATGACAAAAAGGGAGCTTGCTGCCCACTTAGAGCAGGAGATACACTCAGCTCTAGGTTATAAAGATGGTAAGCTAACAGAGCAGCGCTCTGATGCACTAGACCGTTACTACGGTAAACGGTATGGTAACGAGCAGGAAGGTCGCTCACAGATTGTCACAAGAGATGTAGCTGATGTAATCGAATGGATTATGCCAAGCCTTATGAAGATATTTACTTCGGGCGATAAGGTAGTACAGTTTGAACCACAAGGCCCAGAAGATGTAGAGATGGCAAAGCAGTCTACTGATTATGTTAATCATGTAATCATGAGACAAAATCCAGGATTTCATATTATATACCAATGGTTCAAGGATGCACTCTTACAAAAGAATGGTATAGTTAAGCACTACTGGGATGACAGTAGCGAGACTCTAAGAGAAGAGTACAAGAACTTAACAGAAGAAGAGTTTACTGCACTACTATTAGACGATGGTGTAGAGGTATTAGAGCACACTCCCAATGGATTAGAAAATAGTGATGAGGTTTCATTAGAGCCAGTAACACACGATGTTGTAGTTAGTAGAACATATGAAGATGGCCAAGTTAGAATAGAAGCTGTACCACCAGAAGAATTTTTAATTGACAAATATGCTAAGTCAATAGACAGTGCAAGGTTTGTTGCTCACAGAGTTAAGAGAACTAAGTCCGAGTTAATAGAACAAGGATACCCTAAATCAAAAATTGAAAATGTATTCAATAATGATGAGGCAAACTATAAAGCAGAAAGACTTTCTAGATTCTCACACGAACAAGACAATTCACCAGAGGGTGACATTGATGATGGAATTTGGGTTACGGAATGTTATCTAAGAGTAGACTTTGATAACGATGGCATTGCCGAACTACGAAAAGTAACGAAGGTTGGAGATGAATTGTTAGACAATGAGGCTGTGGATAGTGTTCCCTTCTCCTCCCTTACACCTATACCAATGCCTCATAAGTTTTACGGTCTGAGTATTTATGACTTAATCTCCGACCTTCAACTAATTAAGACTACATTAATGCGTAACTTGTTAGACAACATGTACCTAACAAACAATGGGCGATACGAAGTAGTCGAAGGACAAGCGAATTTAGATGACCTAATGACTTCTAGACCGGGTGGTATTGTAAGAGTACGCACACCGGGTGCTGTTAACCCACTGGGAACACCACAATTAGATGCTAACTCATTCAA